AAGCAAAGAATCCCGTACAACCGGCGAAATATTCCTGAAAACCGTACAGGACATGACACAGGCTAACTCTTTCGAGAATACGCTTGTTGTTCCTTACGATCAGCAGACCGGTATCATATTTGACCCGGACAGGGCAGAGAGGGTAAGAACACTTATCAGCCAGGGAACCACGACATCGAACGCCGTCAGTTATGTATATGAGTACGCAATTGACGATTCGACAGATGTAACCGCAGAAGGTGCTGAATACAAGCAGAGTGCATTTGACCTGAAGCTGGCAACAGCTAACGTAAGGAAGATCACTGCCTACATATTGCTTTCTGAGGAACTGCTCGATGACGTTGAGGGGCTTATGAGTTATATCTCTGTACGTCTCCCGTCGAAACTGAAAGTCAAAGAAGACTACCAGCTGCTTTACGGAGCCGGAACCGGCAACGAACTGTCAGGCATCACAACCAATGCAACTGCTTATGTTGATAATCTCTCTGATGAGGATATCAGCCGTATTGACGTACTGGTCGATGCAGCCCGCCAGGTAAGGGATGACGAATACCATGCAACTGCCATGTTGATACACCCGACAGATGCAACTCAGATCAAGCTGACGAAGGATGACAACGGGAATTATATTCACCCGTGGATATTCATGCCAAACGGACAGATCACCCTTGACGGCATCCCGGTAGTTGTTACGACAGCTATCACAGCAGGTCAGTTCCTTGTTGGTGACTTCAAACTCGGTGCCCAGGTGTTTGACCGCAAACAGGCATCGCTTGAGATAAGCTACGAGAATGAAGATAACTTCATCAAAGGGATGGTTACTGTTCGCGTATCAGAAAGGCTTACACTCTGCGTTTACAGGGCTAAGGCATTCATTTACGGAAACTTCGCAACTGCACTTGCACAGGGTTCAGCATAGTAATTTAATGCGGTGAGGGATAGAGTTCCCTCACCTCCTTTTATGGAGATAAGTGAAACGGTTGTTTATGGACTGGACAGGTCAGAGGAGAGGTGGCAGAGATGCCTGAGGATATTACAGAAAGAGAGGATAAAGGATGTTACACGGTTCATAACAACAGAAAACAAAGCGGATTTATACCGGCACGCCAACCGGGATTTTGTCGAGATGATGAGATCAAGAAAAGGCGAAACGACATTGTTCTTTGAAGATGATTTTGAACTGACAAGCAACTGGCGGGAAGTATTGGATAAGGCCGCTGCTGATCTGCCCAAAGACTGGGATATTCTTTACCTGGGGGCAAACCTGACAGCAAAACCAATTCTTGTAACGGAGAATCTTTTGCGTGTAAAGGGTGCATGGATGCTTCACGGTGTGATATTCAGGTATAAGTTCGTAAGGTATTTTCTTGATAACTACCGTGTCACACCCTGGGCGATAGATCAGTGGTTTAATGAACAGGCCTTGAAGTGTAAGTTTTATATGACTTATCCGATGATATGCTACCAGCGGGCCGGTTGGTCAGACTTTCAGAATCAGAATGTAGATTACAGGATATTTAAAAATAAGTTTTACGAGAGAGTATGAAAATTTTATCGTTAGTACACGGTTACCCGCCTCAGCATAACGCAGGGGCAGAATGGATGTTGCACGAGATGCTGCTTGACCTGAAACGCAGGGGACATGAGGTATCGGTATCTATCCCTGGCGGCGGTCCTGATTTTGAAGGTATCCCTGTCAGTGATGACAAGGAGATACGGCGGATGGTATCTGAATGTGATGTGATATTCTCACACCTGAAACAAGGGGGCAGGGCGTTGAACTTCGCAGAGTATTACGGCAAGGCTTATGTTCACCTGGTACATAATACGAACTATTTCGATGTTGTTCGCGTCAAGAACCGTGATCGCGGCGCGGGCAGGTTTGTTTATGTGGTTTATAATTCGGAATACACTAAACGCACGCTGAACTATCCGAACCCTTCAACGGTACTGCATCCGCCGGTAGATATGTCAAGATACAGGGTTAAAAACAAGGGGATAAAGATAACACTGCTTAACCTGTGTGAGAATAAAGGTGGATTGTTCTTTAATGAACTTATAAAACTGATGCCTGATTACCAGTTCCTGGGTGTCGAAGGGGCTTATGCAAAACAGGAGAAAACAAAATATTCAAACGTAACCTACCTGAATAATACACCGGATATAAAAAAGGTCTATGCACAGACAAGGGTACTTCTGATGCCTTCGCAGAAGGAGAGTTACGGACGTGCAGCGGTTGAGGCGATGGCATCAGGTATCCCGGTGATAGCATCACCGACAGAAGGATTAAAAGAAAGCCTGGGGGATGCAGGTATATTTTGTGATCTACGTTCACCGTTGAGATGGGTCGAAGCCATACAGAAACTTGATGACGACAACTATTACAAAGAGCAGTCAAAGAAATGTGTGGCGCGAAGCAAAGAGATCGAAACGGCAACAAGATATGAGTTGGATCAGTTCAATAATTTTCTAAAAGCAATCGAAACAAAAGAATTATGAAAACAGCGAAAAAGGCAGAGAAAAAACCAGAAAAAAAGGTTGAGAAGAAAACGGCAAAAATAAGGGTTGTGAGGCCGGAAGATATTGCCTCTGAAAAAATCAATGTCAAGGTGGAACGTCCTACAAAGGAAAAGGCCGAGGCGGATCCTTCGTTTGGTAAGTTCGAAGTGCTGACAGTTATTCCCTTGAAAGAGGGTTTTGTCCGCGCGCAGGTATTACAGGATTACAAGGGAATGGAAGATGACCTGTACTGCGGGGATATTATTGACCTGCCTGAAAGACGGTTTAAAAGCCTTTCATTCAGGGGTATGGTCAAGGAATATAAAGGTGGGTTGAATCCAAATAAAAGACGATGAAAAATTTACAGGTCCGGGTTTATACAGATATAGTCACTGAACCGGTCAGTGTTGCCGAAGCTAAGAACTTCTGCAAGGTCACGGGTACGGGAGATGATTCATTATTTCCGATACTGATAACGGCGGCACGCCAAGCTATTGAGAAATATATATCCGGTTCACTGGCATCAAAGAAACTGCACGCTACGTGGGTCGAGATGCCCGATGACCATATACTGGAATTACCCTACGGGCCTGTTATATCCGTTGATAGTGTTTACTGGATTGATGAGGAAGGAACAGAGGAGCAGGCAACGCTTAACGATGATTTCTGGGTCTATGGCGATCAGGACGCTATTGTTAAGATGACAACCTACTGGACTACAGGACTAAAACGTACATCGTCCGTCAGGGTTGAATATACAGCCGGATATGGTCATGCAAATACCGAGACACTTCCAGCAGCACTGAAACTGGCGGTCCTGAAACAGATAGCAACGGATTATGATTTAAGGGAGAATATTGCAGCGGGCGGGTTTTCGGCTTTAGATAACGAGGCTAAACGGCTTGCTGCTCCATATAGAAAGAAGGTATGGTTTTAAAAGGTGCAATGCGGGATTATATCACAGTGCAGGTAGCAACACGCACTAGTGACAGCCAGGGGGGATTTACTACCGGGTGGACCGACACGTATTACGAGTGGTCGCAGGTAAAGACCCTTTCGGAATCCCGTGCACTGGAGAACGGCGGTATCAAATACCGGATAGCTGTGGAGATAACACTGAGGTCACGGACTGACTATACGCTGGGGCCGGAACACAGGATAAAATACGGGACGACATACTATACGATAAATTCAGTTGTACCGAGTTTAAAGGGTGATATATTAACTGTACTTGCTTATGCCTAAATGGTTGCATATATCAATGTCAGCGGCTGAAAAACAGCGGTTTGCTTCGTGGATCAATGAACTGAAAGGGGATAACGAGGCAGAGTGCAAGAAGCTCATCCAGCAGACGCTTTACACCGCACGCCGGAGGGCTGTATCGTTTGCACCGGTAGATAAAGGCTTTTTAAGGCAGCGGATAAACGTGAGTATCAATTCTGACGGTATGGGCGGGGCTGTATGGTCAAGCGTCAAGTATGCACCTTACCAGGAGTTCGGGACAAGACCACGGGCAATAATACCATCGGATGCAGGGGATTACGGGATAGAACCGACAGAATGGAAAGTACCGAATCCCAAACGACTGACAAACGTACGGCCTAACCCGTACATACTGCCGGCAATGAGGTTAGGGAACAGGGAAATGATATTGAAATTAAAAGCAATGGGATTTAATGAAAGACCCGAGTGACATAATACGCATCTGGTTGTATAACAAGCTGAACAATGCTGTTTCGTGGCGTAGTGTTTCGGTGCCGGTATATGCCTTTGCGCCTCGGGATGCAGCGAAGCCGTATATACTTCTCGCTTCGCAAGCGATGGGGTCTGAGCTTGAGGAAAGCACAAAGGATGCGTATATCACAAAACATGATTTTACTATTGAGATATATGACGGGTATTCCGGTAACGACGGATCGTTCAGGGGTGTTAATTCAATCTGTAATGATATTCTGGTACTTGTTCGCACACGCGCTGCGATACCGATGACCGGGTATAACGTCATCAGCCTGGTAGTTAACTCAACCATAACGGATACTTTCGATAACGGGGAGGAAATAATATTTTTCAAGGCTATCAACATAACATTGACAATTGAGGAGTTATAACTAAATATTTCAGACAATGGCAAAAGTAAACGGAACAGTAATGACAATTTATTCAGGGTCGGACCTTGTCCTCTGGACAAAGAACTGCACGCTGAACGTGGAGCAGGATTTACCTGATGCAACTACGAAGGATTCTTCAGGATGGGAAGAGCATATTAACGGTGTTCGCCGCTGGTCGATCGATTTCGACGGCGCTTTTGATGTGGCGGGGTCAGGTCTTACACCTAACGAGATAGTGGCTGCTATCATAGCCCGGTCTGCAGATACGGTTATTAAGTTCGGTACATCTGCAGCAGCGGCTACCGGATGGACTGGCAGCGGTACGTTCCGTAGCATATCAATATCAGGGGAGCTTGAGGGTGTCGCTACGTTCTCCGGTTTTATCAAGGGTAATGGTGCTTTAGCTGCAATCTGATGAGCAAGATCAACGGAACGACACTACTTGTCTATTGTGACGGCACTCTTGTTGCTTCACAGCGAAACGTGACGGTATCATGGGAGCAGGATCTGCCTGACGCAACTGACAAGGATGGTGCAGGATGGGAGGCACATATCAACGGCGTACGAAGATGCACGGTTGACTTTGACGGCCTCTATAACGACACGGGACTGAGTGCCGAGGAGTTTATTACGTATATAACCGGACGGGCAAGCTGTGTGCTGGTTATCGACGGGTCGGGGGTTCCTATTGTCGGCGAGGCCCGCATCAGGAATATTGCCGTCAACGGGGAGAAAGAAACACCGGCTACGTATAACGGGGCATTCACTTTCGACGGACCGGCATGGATGCTGACCGGAGCCTATGCGAACCTTATGACTGATCCCGATGCTTCGGGGACGGATTACGACACGATGACCGTATCAGGTATAAAGATAACAAGTGCTATAAACCTGGCCGGTAATGCAGCCACGTATTCAAATACGATTGCAATTACATCTGGGAGTGTTTATAAAGCTATCTTATTTCTGACATTAAACTCAGGGCAGGCTCCGTCGGTAGTAATTGGTGACGTGGGAGGTGATTGGACTAACGTGGAACAACTGATTGCGGGGGTTAACGTAGTAACGCTGACGGCGACATCAACAGCCACCTATGCATTTATCATGCGGAACACTGCCGCTGCGAACTGGTCAACATCAAACATATACGTATTTAAAGTA